TAAAATTTGATGATCAATATGAGTTTAATACTTCATCATCTTATTCATTAAAATTCTTTTCTAAAGATACTCACACAATATATCTCCCACAACTTGAATTTGGTTGGGATGATAGTGTATATAATACTGGATCTTTAACTGTATTAGATAATCAAAATATAGCAGTTACACTAGGTAATAATCTGGGTTTTTATAATGTAGATGACGTGTGTCAATTTAGAGTAAATGCACGGCCTATTTATCCTCCTAGACAATTCACTACTGTATCTGTATTTACTTTAAATAGTGCTTTACCTTCGTCTTCCTACTATGCTATTCAAGATTTAGACACAGAAGAATATGTTGTGAATTTTAGTGAAGAACATACTAAAATAAGTTGTGATACCGCAGGAAACTTTTTTACGTTGTACACAGCAGGATTTCAACCTGAAAGGTATTATAAAGTATTAATTAAATCTACATTTAGTAATGGTTCATCTATTATATATGATAATGATTATATTTTTAAAATAAATAAATAATGTCTGAAATAATTCCTGTTCAAAATTCGATTTATAATAAAAATACATTTACTAAAGTTATTAATACTCAATTTAGTGAATTAGCAGCACCTCCTCTTACTGTCCCAGAGACTACAGTAGAGGCTTTTTTTGAGTTATATGATGAATTATTTTCCGTTATACCTAATGAAGGTGAAGTAAATTCACATAGAGCTATTTTATTAAGAGAAGCAGAATACTTAAATGTGCAATTAGCTGATGATGATGAGGTGCAAGCTTTACTCCAGGAAATTACAGATTTAAGACAACAATTATTAGAAGCTGAAGTAAATGCTACTGAGGGTATAGGTCAAGCTAATTTAAACGTACAATAAAATAAATAACTGTTAATGGCAGATAACATAAAAATAGTAGGACAAGTTTTAGATACAAGCCGAGTAAATCGTTACGATGCACAAGATGAACAATTACTTCTCCCTATTATACAGCAAGAAACATTTGGTAAACCGGAGGATTATGTTGAGTATTTTGTATTTGATTTAGGAGGAAACGTATTAAATTCAAATTATAACTATAATTCATATAAGTTACCTTCAAATTATGGTTATTCTCAAAGTTATCTTCCTATTTTAGAAATAGATCCTATTCAAGATATTGAAAATTTAGGATATGAGTCTGGTGAGGTTACTTCTAGATATAATTTCTTTAGAAAAGTATCAGGAGAACCTTTTAGTACTCAACTTTTTATATCTCAAATATCATCAGATAGAACAGAATTAAGAGTAAGTTCTACTGAGTTAGATGATATTGTTTTAATAGATGTTGCTAGTAATTTTGCTGATAAGCAGTTAGCTGTTCCCTATTATTATTACGTTATACTTAATTTTGGTAATAATAATCAGGTAATAGCGGTTAATATATTAAGTGAAGTAAATGCCGATGGAGACGCGAGTTTATTATTAAAACTTTATGAGCCACTCCCTGCTAATATTACTTTAAAAGATACTTTTTGGATTGTAGAAGAGATAATTAATCCTTATATTTATGGCCTTAGTTTAAATAAATTAATTACTCCTTTACCTCAACCATATTTAAAAGGACCTAACTTTGATATTGATTTAGAACTTAAAAATGTAGTACCTACCCAATATAGTAATTTAACTCAATTAATTACTTCATTTACTGGGTCTTCATATCGGGCTACTTTAAATTCACTTACTAATCAAGAAGTAAATATAAATGTAGACTACAGTTTACTTAACGATTTTGTTCATTATAGTTCTGCTGAGAATAGGGTAAATAATTTCATGAATAAGATTGGTGAGATTGAAGGATATCAATATGAAATAACCACATTCTCCCCATTAACAGCAAGTAATGCATCTTTAATAAACCAGGTAAATAAAGCAAGTTCAAGTTTAAATGCTGCTATTGCTGGGTTTGATGGGTTTGAGTCATATTTGTATTATACTTCTAGTTCATTAACATCTTCTATTGTACAATATAATTTAGAAACAGGTTCATATTTAACATACAATATTGCTCCTTATCCTAAATCTAATAGTACTCAACCATACAATTTATATACTTCATCATCTACTATTGTTACAAATTGGTATAATGATGCTATTGAAGTAGCTGCTACATATGATATAGAAAATAAAGATATATTAACTAATACTATACCTTCCTACATAACTGAGGACCCAGGTAATTATCTTCCATATATTGTATTTGTTAATATGATAGGTCAATATTTTGATAATATTTGGGTTTATATTGATAAAGTAACAGATGTATGGGATAACAATAATAATATAAATGAAGGTATATCTCAAGATTTAGTATACGATTGGTTAAGATCCTTTGGAATGAAATTATATAATTCCCAAGGTAATCAAGATGTATTAAATTATAACGTAGGTGGATTTAGTGGTAGTGTTAATTTTACTACAAATTGTATTAGTTATAAATTTACTAATATTACTAATAATGAACTCTCTCAAAGTTTTATTCAATGTGATGGAACTCCAACTACAGTTGAAATATCCCCATTTTTTAGTACTACTACAGTATGCGCATTATCTGGAAGCTTTGCGCCATTAACCCCCGGAATAAAAAGGACTGTAGAAGGACCTTGCTATGATGGGAGTTATTCACCATCAAGTAGTTTCTTAAATAATATACCTAGAAAAGAATTAGTAATAGATACTTATAAAAGACTTTATCATAATTTACCTTATCTATTTAAAGGAAAAGGTGCTCATGGTGGTTTACAAGGATTAATTACATTATTCGGTATTACAGGTTCAATTCTTCCCATTAAAGAATATGGTGGTACAAATGATTATCAAGATTTAAAAGGATATTCACCAAATAAAATAACATTAGGTTCAAATAATCTTACAGGAAGTATATTATCTCCTATAAAACGATTTGAAACATCTACAACATCATCTAGAGAAGTTAAAAGTCAAGATTTACATTTTATTGATGTGTCTTTTTCTCCTCAAACTCAAATCGATAATAAAGTATCAGCTTCTATTACAGCTGTGGATCCTAATTGGGTTATTGATAATTACATAGCATATCCTGAGGCACTTTATTTGGATACATATCCTTCCTTATCCTATCAGCGGGATTACTGGTTTGGACAATCATTTACACATCCAAGTGAAGGATTTGATTATAGTGGATTTATCAGATTAATACAATTCTTTGATAACTCATTATTTAAAATGGTCAAAGATTTTACTCCGGCCAGAGGAAATACATGGACGGGAGTATCTATTAAATCCCCAGTATTAGAGAGACCTAAGGTGCCTGAAGCTAGGCCTGCATTTACTAATTTTCCTGATCTGGAAGGAGAAGTAACAGGCGCAGCTATTCTTCCAATCTACGATCCTTATTATTTTGAATTAGCAGGAGATAAAGAGCCTTATTATACAGGTAATATTACAGGATCATTCATTGACACTTATGCTTATTTTGAAGAAAATAATCGAAACCCATACCTGGTAAATAATACAGTTGGGTATGTACCACCAGGATTTGTTAGTGGTAATACAGACTTTATTTTAGATTACACAGTTCCAGCATATGAAAATTTCTTTGAAAATTCTGATTTTAATGCTCTGCAGAATAATGTTGATATAAGTTTAGTATCTCAATATAGAAAGAAATTAACCCCTATATTAGCCGCAGATTCCTTAGGAAGAGTATTTACCTCATATTCAATAACAGAATCAGTTCAACTTCAAGATTCATACTTAAGTAATACATCATACGTTAATTCAAGATATGATGGGGTTCGTCTTTTTGGGAGAGTAAATAACACATGGAACCGAGGAGATGTCTCCTATGGACAAACCCCAGTAATTAATCTTAATACTAAAAAAATTGGGTTATTTACAGAAATAGTAGATAGTATATTACCTTATAAATCAGATGTTAAACTAAAATATTTAGTTAATAATTCAGGTAGTTTTACAGAATTAAATCAAAGAAATAGAAACTGGCATGAAGTGCAAAATACTTTTAAAGCGGGGTTGATTTCAAATATTTCATTATTTAACTCACAACAATATTCAAATCAAGCTCAAACAAATGGTAATAAATTTATATATGAAAGTGGGTATGATTATTTTCCTGTTTTTTATTCCTTTGGTTCTGAGTCAGTAAAATGGACTAGCCAGTCAATATTTAATACTATAGCAGGAGGAACCGCTGGGGTTGCTGATAGATTTTTTACTGTATATCCAATAGTAGGAGATTTAATCCCCGGAGGGACAAACCCAATAACACAATATATTTCTTCAAGTTATACAGGTACAGGGAATAAGTATGAAGTATGGAATATGTTTAATTTAACAGGTTCTAACACAAACTATGGTTTATATTTTAATACAGGATCAAGTCCTGGAAGTGGTAATAAATTAACTTCTTCATACTATATACTACCAGCTGAGGGGAATTATGCTATAACATATAATTTTACTTTACGAGTATCCGGAGAATTAAATGCTCAATTTACAGCTAGTATGCAAATGTGGAAAAGCGGCTCAGCTGGGGTGAGCAGTTTTGATATTAATACTCAAACAGCTTTAATGAGAAAAGATTACTACAATGGATATTTAATTAAGTATACCGGGAATTTAACATATATACGAACACCTGCCCTAGATAAAACTCTTTTAACAAGTTTTAGACTATATACTTATGATAGTGTCAACCCCATAAATATATCAGAGACACTCATAAATTCTACAAATAATATATATGACGCATATAAGGTAAACGAGCTAATTCTATCTCAAGGAGGTGGTGGGATAAATATAGGAAATGAGGATGGTACGCAGGTTGCTGTAGTTCAGCCTTTAGGTACAATATGGGTATTAAGAGGATCAAATCTAAACGATCCTGCTACCCTAACATATGATTCCTTTGAAGGACCATTCGCAGGCCCGCAACCAGTAGATTTAACATTCAATAGAAATTTCAGCATACCAGTTGATAATTTTAATTACTTAGTAAATGATCAGATAGGATTTAGATTATTTATAGAATCTAATGTAGATATGGTAACAGCATCTGTTGTGCTAACTAGGGACAATATATTATCAGCAGCTCCTGTTAATAATTCTTTATTAGTCACCACGTCATCAGTATGTGTAGATCAAGCAGCTAATTCATTTTCTTTATCCGCACAATTATCTCCATTTTTTAATAACAATTATATATTTAATCCCTTAGACAGCCTAATATCTTCATCATATGCTAATTTATTCTTAGAATATGGTAATATTTTATACCCATTCTTTTTACAAGAAAGCGACAAGATTATTGTCCAGATAGTAGACCAGAATGGTCCATTTTTAGAGTATACAGTTAGTAGTGTTATTTATGCTGGTAATGGGATAATTTATATACGTACTAAGGAAGATATTAGTGGTTACTTTGGAGATTTATGTAATAAATTTTATAAAATAGTTTTTTTAAAGCGTATAAACGATGAAACTAATATGATAATAAATCTAGTCAAACCTCAGGGAAAAACATCTTATGGGTTTACTATACCCGAAAATCTAGCCTCAGATGTTTTAAATAATATAGATGCTATAACATATAATACCAAACAACAATTAATAGATGCAGGAATTAATTTAACTCAATAAAAAACATAAAATACAAATATTTATAAACAAAATAATTAATAAATAAATGGCTATATTAAATAACAATACTGTAACGATTGATGCAGTTTTAACAGCTAAAGGGAGAGAATTATTAGCTAGAAATGATGGTTCTTTTAGAATTACACAATTTTCTTTGGCAGACGACGAAGTAGATTATACATTATATAATCCATCGCAACCATCAGGGTCTGCATTTTACGGACAAGCAATTGAAGCTATGCCTGTAATGGAAGCTTTTCCAGATGACACACAAATTATGATTTATAAATTAGTAACGTTACCTAGAGGTACAGCTAAATTACCTGTAATTAGTATTGGATATAATAGTATTTCACTAAGACAAGGGTCTACTTTAACAATTACTCCTCAAACATTAAATTACTTAGGAGCTACTAGTACATTTGAAGCTAATGGATATGCTGTTACTATTGCTGATGTTAGATTCTTATCTACATTTGCTTCAACTGGAGTTCCTGGGTCTGAGACTACTCCAACAGGTGTTACATCAACAGTAGGTTCACAATTAAGCCAAACTATCATTGGTACCTCGTTTACATTAACTGGTACTACAATTAATACATTATTCGGATCAGGAATAAATCAAATTACAACTACTTTAACAGTGTTAGGTAGAGATTCAGGAGCTAGAATAACTATTCCATTAATAATTACAAAATCAAATTCATAATAATATATGTCATTCGTAAGATATAATCCCGAAGATTCAGTAGTAAGTACAGAAACAGTAGTAAGACCAATGTGGAGTGGTGACACTAACACGTTAACTACTTTTTTTACATCTAGTGTAATTACTAGTTCATTCTATATAAACGTATATGCTAACTACCCAGGAGCATTAAATGTTACTACAGAATCAGTCCAAATGGCCCTCCAGTATGGAAACAAATATGGTAGTGGATCAGCATACATAAATTCATCTGTTACTACTGTATTACCTGACGGATCATCTTTAACTCCTTCTAGAGTTATTTATGGGCAATACAGAACATTACTATTAGGAACCGAAAGTGGAAGTTTTGATTTTGGGAATGATAATCCAAATGGTATTTATATTATAAATGTTGCTAGAAATAGATACAAAGAACACATCCAGCCTGGTTCTATGACATTAAAATTACAAAATGGTATTAATTATGTTGTTTTAACAGATAATAGTCAAATTACTTCCACTACAAACTATACAACAGCTGGTACTTTATATTATACTTTAATCTCAGGTAGTGCTGGAGTAGCTGCTACCGCGGCCCCATCAGCTTCTATTTATGGTTATTTGTATCCTGATACTGATATTATTGTTTTGAATCCGACGGCATTGAGTAAGTCTTTTATTGATGGTGGGATATCATTTAATCCAACTGTAAATGCGCCTGGTACAAATAATAATTTACAACAAGGGCTTTATCAGATAATGTCATCTAGTGCTAATTTTTCATTACAGTCCGCTGAGAATGTATCTGCTCATTATTTCTTTACTAGAGTAAAAAATCAAGATTTTAATTATACTACTAACCCTTCTATTATAGATGCTAATGGTAATTTAATTTATACTACATTAATTAATAATCCTCAAACATTTATTACCACTGTTGGTTTATATAATGACAGCAATGAATTATTAGCTGTAGCTAAATTAAGTAGACCTTTGGTTAAAGACTTTACTAAAGAAGCCCTTATAAAAGTAAAATTAGACTATTAATCTAAATAATAATGTTACTACATGGGATCATTCAAACAGTTAAAATCATCAGATGTTATAACAGTACCTGTTATTGCCAACAAAACTTGGAATTTTAACTATTGCCCTCTTCCTTATGATGATCCTTATATCACAGTATATAATGGAACAAATTATACTAATTCTTTTAATCCAGGGAGCGAGCCTATAACTAACACACATTATGATAGGCTTACTTATAGACAAATCAACCAGTTATTTTATCATCAATATTCAGGGAGTTTAAATACAGCATCTTTAGCTTCTTCTATCCATTATATATCGGCTAGTAGCCAGCATCCGTCTGCTTCGTTTTTTAACTTTAATAATGACCCTGCTTTTATTTCATACTTCCCTACAGGGGCTAATGAAACTATTAGAGTAATTCAGATATCTCCAAAAGCATACGGTAATAAAGTTTTACCATATTCATTTCAAATGTCATCATCTAATTATAATTTTTATGATGATGGTAAAGGAAATATTTATGATAATTTAGTTAATCCTTCACCCACTCATGCTGGGAATATATTTTATTCTGAGGGCACTGTTGTAATTACAAACCAGAATTATCAGAATGCTTTTGTGTTACCTGCTGTAGCTTATGATGATGCTTATAGTATAGTAAGAAATGATTACCCAAATCCACTTACGTTCTCATTCTACCCATTAACTAATGATGATTTAAGAGGGAATACATTAATAAATAATTCAATTCAAATATTTGGAGGGAATGCTAATTTCTTTAGTACCGGTTCAAATAACTCGGTATCATTATCTTTTTCAGGATTAGGTACAGGAGTATATCAAACCTTTTATACGTTTTTAACTACGGGTTCTTATTGTGCTCCTCTAATGAGTAGTACAGGCAGCATTACTGTTAATGTGTCTGACCCAGAATGTGAGTTTGAAATTGGAATTATAATTCCTCCTCCATTCCCACCAGCATTATCGGTATCACCAACACCAACTAGAACAGTAACACCAACACCAACTAGAACAGTAACTCCAACAGTTACGCCTAGTAAAACTATATCTATTACTCCATCAGTTACACCAACTAGAACACCAACAGTTACACCTACTCCATCACCTTCAACAAACTATGAATTTAGAGTAGCTCAACCATGTTGTTCGGAGCTTAGTGAAGGAGTTATAGCTGTCCCTATAGCATGGGGAGAAGGTTTTATAACAGCTACTAATGGGTACTGTTATAAAGTGGGGACTCTTGTAGCAGGACCAGCAACTCTTACATGGAATGGAGGTACATTATATGCTGATTGTGAAACTTGTGGTGCTGCTAACCCATGCCCATCTCCATCACCATCTGTCACACCATCAAAAACACCGAGTATAACACCATCACTGACATTATCACCTACTCCAACTCCGTCACCATCGTTAGCGTTTAGATTTATCCCAACAGCCTCATTTTATATTTTAGATGAAATAGATAATACAACATCAGCTTACATTTATGGCAATTTTGAAAGTTATTCATATAATAATACTACATCACCTAAGTTAATTAAGTTAAATCAAAATTTAACAGTTGATTCTACTTTCAATGTAGGAACTGGGTTTAATTCTAATCTTTATGGTTACCAATCAATAACTCAACAATCTGATGGAAAGATTATTGCTACTGGAGACTTTACCTCATATAGTGGTTCAGCTAGAAATAGAATTATTAGAATAAATACTGATGGTACAATTGATAATACATTTAATATAGGCACTGGATTTAGTAATATTGCACTAGGTTCAGGAATTGACTCAGCTGGTAAAATAATAGTTGCAGGTTTATTTGGATCATATAGCGGATCATCAACCCCACAAATTGCTAGAATAAATACTAATGGTACATTAGATGCTACATTTATTGTAGGAACTGGATTTAATCAGACAGCAATAGATGTATTGGTAAATACAGATGACTCAATAATAGTTACCGGGTATTTTAATTCATATAGTGGATCATCTGTAGCTCCTGGTATTACTAAATTATCATCAAGTGGTATTATTGATACTTCGTTTAATGCAGGAGCCGGATTATCTCCATATGTAGCAAATAATGCTAATGGTGTAATGAGAATTACAGGTGAAACATCTTTTTATGCTTTTGGATATTTTACATCATATAGTGGTTCAACAGCAAATAGAATAGTTAAGATAAATTCTAATGGTACTATAGATGGTTCATTCAGCAGCGGTACAGGTCTTAATGGTAATGTAGGTTATGGTAAAGTAATTTTTACTAATAAATTATTATTATATGGTACTTTTACAAGTTATAATGGAACTGCTTCAAATGAATTAATTTTATTAAATTCTGATGGTACTATTTATCAAACATTTACAAATTCTTATAAAGGAATATTACCCATTGGAAATAAATTATATGGACAACAGATTAACCAGCCAATTGAATTAATTGCTTCATACCCATAATATATAAAAAATAAAAATATGCCAACATACGTAATATATTATACTCAAGGAAACACTCCTGGTCCTTTTGATATTTACCTATCAGGGAGCAGTGGATTAACACTATATGCTTCTAATGTACCTCAGTATGAGTTAGTTAACGGATATACAATAACATTTCCTAATGGAATACCTTCATCATCGGTAAATGTATTTGATGTATCTTTTGGTTGTTTTACAGATGAAAATGTTCCCTGGCCCTCAGTATCCCCATCAGTTACTCCTTCAATTACTATAACACCATCTAGAACACCATCAATAACTGTATCACCTTCGATAACACCTTCGATGACAGTTACCCCATCTGTTACTCCTACTATTACTCCACCACCATCGCCTTCACCAACATCTACTCCTAGTGTAACACCATCTCAATCCCCAGGAGCTTCACCATCACCAACTCCAACCCCAACTCCAAGTAGAACACCATCTGCCTCTCCTAATCCTTGTTATTTTTATATGGGAACCTGTGATAGTTCATTTACACAAGGTTGGTTAGCATGTGCTGCTACTAGTGCTACTTGTGCTGGTTATGCTACAAAGGTTTTCCCTCCTGCTGTTGGAGCTACACTTTATTATGCTGGTTGTATAACTCCGGTTACAGGTTTAAACGGTGTTTATTTTAAGGTATATTATCTTGGAAGTGGACCAGCTTTTGTTTTTAACATAAATGGGTTAGGTACCATTCAATCACTTTATTCTTGTTCATAATATGTCGTTTTCACCACCACCAAGCTTTAATATTACTTTTCAGAATGAAGTAACTATTTATCAACAAAATGTGATTTGTCATGTTAAGGAGAATGAATTTAATCTTTCATACAATCCAACATTACTACAAGATAACTTATTTTCAGGAAGTAATTTTGAATCACAATCATTGAACACTCCTTTACCTCAGGTAAAAGATTTTGCAACAGCATCATATTTTGAACCTTACGTTACAACTATAGGTTTATATAATGAAGATAATACATTATTGGCAGTAGCTAAATTAGGACAACCTATATCACTGTCACAAAACACAGACATGACATTTGTAATTAGATACGATAAATAAGATGATTAAACTAGTAGATTTATTAAAGGAAATAGGAGAAGCCTCTAAAGCATTTAACACAACTAAAATAGATGATGGAAAAACTATTTTTTTTAAAATTGATGATCCTAATTTTCCCTTTGATAATTTTTGGATTGCTGTAACCTTAGGTGACAAGGATAATATTATTGCCCAAACTCCAGATGATAACTCTAACAAATCAGGATTTGATTTATCTAAATATAGAGGAAATGCCGCTAAGATAGATTTTGGAATTATTGAAAATAATACCTGGACCTTCCCAGAAATTAATAAAGGTTATCTTTTTGGTGTAATGGGTACTGTTGTAAATTCTATTAAATCTGTGTTAGCTAAACATAAAGGAATAGAATATCTACTCTTTATCCCCGCTGTTAAAATGAAATCAACAAATAGAGTAACTCCTAATAAAAATTTTAAACCTACTAATAATCCCCCTGTAGATCAGGATACTCAGATTAGTGATAACGGGGCACAAAGACAAAATTTATATTTAGCATATGTTAGAAAACAATTACCTAATGCCGGGTTGGATGTAGAAAATGGTTGGAATGTTATAAATTTAAAGTAAAATTGTTATGAATAAATGGATGTATGGGGAAGAATATAACCCCGAAGACTACACAGGTTTTGTTTACAAAATTACAAACCTTACAAATGGAAAATTCTATATTGGAAAGAAATCGTTCTTCCATAATACCAATGTTAAATTAGGTAAAAAGGAATTAGCCGCACTACCCACAGCTCGTGGTAAAAAACCCTCAACTAAATTAGTTATTAAAGAAAGTAACTGGGAAGACTATTGGGGTTCAAATAAAGAATTACTACAAGACGTTAAAGAATTAGGACCAGAACATTTTGAATGTCTTATTTTACGTTTATGTAAAACTAAAAAACAACTTACTTACTTTGAAGTACATTATCAATGCCTTAGCGATTGTTTATTAGGCGCTAATTCATATAACGATAATATAGCTGGAAAGTATTTCTCCAGGGATTTTATCTAATATCGCTTGGATCCCTCAGAGATTTTTATTAACTTAACCCTACAGGTTTGGTAAAACAGTTAAAAAATGGAAATAAAAGAAGAGGGAATAAGGGAGAAAATGTTGCTAACGTTGATAGAATCGGTATTAGGAAAGGGGCGGTCTACTGCTCGTAACAATGCCGCATTTACTTGTCCGTTTTGCCACCACTCTAAACCGAAATTAGAACTACAAATACGCACTAATGATAAAAAGGAAAATCCTTGGCATTGTTGGTCGTGTGATGAAAAGGGTAAAACCGTGTCTTCATTGTTTAAAAAATTAAAGGCACCACAACATAAAATTCAA